AACCACCTCGCGGTTTTCGATGGTCTTGCGGTCGACGTAGTAGATCTCGCGCGGAAACTCAGCCGTAGGGTCTGGGCTGTACGGACTGACGCCACCAGGGAAGTTTGCGGCGTCGATGTAGCGTGCCAGCGTGCGGATGCGCGTAAATTTGGCGCCCTCCAACCCATCCGGCAACGTCAGCAGCAATGCCGTGATGGTGCTCAGGATATTGCTCACGCGGATCTTGGGGCGCGGCAGCTGACCGTTGCCGCTGTATTCAAATCCATCGGCCTCGACAGGAAAACGCAGATAGTTATTGCCGTTCCACACCACCTCGCCATTGTTGTTGAGGCTGGTGCCAGCGTGGAAGCGGTAGGTCTCGTTTGCGCCATGCTGGGCAGTGTTTAGCTCCAGCTCAAACAGCTCGATGACCGCGCCGGGGGCTATCTCCTGTAGGGCTGAGACGGGTACGGTCATGGCTCAAATACTTGCCGGAATGTCACATCGACTCGACTGCGCTGAAAGTCAAAAAACTCGCGGGTCCAACTGGGGCAGGTCCATTTGTACGACGTGTTGCTGTCGGGAGGTATCCAGTCAAAACTGGCGGCGTCAGCAGCGCGAGCATCTAGGAAGGCTTCAATAATGTCAGCATCTTCGTCTGCAACATTGAAGCTCAGTGCCCACTCCTTCGGGTTTTGGTTGAGTCCGAATGTCACGCGCTGCTGGTAGCCGTCGCCAAACTGCGTGGTGCGGATGCGGGGCTCAGACTTTTTGTTTGCCGAGTAGGTGGGCTGATAGCTGGGAAAGGTAGCCATTACGCGAGCAAGCCTCCGGGGCGTTTTTGCTTGATCAGCTCTTGCTGGACCGCAGCAGAGATGGCGCGTCCCAGCTGGTTGCCCTGCTGATCGTTACCCTGCACGCTGGTGCCTTTTGCATCCACGTTTACTGTAACTAAAATACCATCGCTGCTACCACTTGCCTCTACACCTAGTCGTCCACCCGGCCCACGCTTGAGCGGCATGATCGCCTCAGGTCCGGCCTCACCCATAACGCCAGTGCTCAAGGCGCCGCCATTTGCAAATTGGAAGAGTGTTGGCGAGGAAACAATCGAGTTGGTGAACATGCCTCCTTTGGCGAAGGCTGCAGCTCCATTTGTAAAGTAAGCGCCATCTGCAGCCAACCCACTAAGCATATCTGAAATATTTCCAGCACCGGTATCAAGTCCGGTTTTTGTTGCCTGTCCCATCGAGCCAGGCAGAGCCGTTTGCAAGCCACCGCCAAAGGCAAACATTCTTGCAATTCCAATAGCAATATACGTTGCAATCATTCTTGTTGATTCCTGCAGTAATATGTTGGCTATATTTTTCAAAAGATCGGCAAAAACCTCTTGAGCTGTTTTTGTTCCATCAATCATGCTATTAACGCCATCGGTAATTGAGTTACCAAGGGCGTCGCCAATGCTTTGAGAGACGCGAACAGCAACAGACTCAAGATCATTAAGCTCAGCGGTCGCTTGAGCAATGAACTCCTGAAGCTTTTGCCCTGGCTTTGCTTCTTCTGCTGCAATTCCGCGAGCACCCTTGACGGCTTCACCGGCTGTGTCTTTAAGTTGATTTTTAATATCTAGAATTGTCTGCAACTTTTGGCGCAACTCTTCTTGTTTTTCTACGTCTGTAGTCGTTGCGATCAAAGATGCAAGCGTTGACTCGGTAAGCTCGAAAGTAGAGCCAACGAGCTTATCTATTGCACCGGCTCTTTTAAGTTCGGTATTGATCAATTCAGCAGCAACCGTATCCTGGCCCCGCAAAGCGCTATTCAGTTTTGTCTGAATCTCAAGAACACGCAATTCACCTTCTACGATTTCCGGTCTGTATCCCTCCGTCAACAGTCGATTTCGAGTTTGACGCTTCTCAATTTCAAATTGCAGCTCACGATTTTGCTCTTGATATTGACGAATTGGAGACAAGGACTGCTGCTCGTAGGCAAGGCGTGCTGATTCGGCCTGAAGTTGAAGACGACGCATGTCTTCTTGATTATTTGCCTGCAGGGCAGCCTTGAGCTTAACTTGCAGATCTAGGTAATTGCTCAACAAATCGTTAATGCCAACCATCTGCGGGGCAGACGGGAGAGATGGCATTGCCGGAGCAGTAGGAGCAATCGGTGCGCCTCCTGTGACTCGTTGCCCGGCTTGGACAGCCGCAGTCTGCTGCCCTCTTGCATTTAGAAAATCAAGAATTCTTGCATGGGCAAGTTTTTGGCCAGCGATAATATCAGCCATTCCGCCACGGCCCTCCATTGAAGCGCCAGGAATGTCAAAAGCATTATCTGCGTAATGCTGCGACCCCTGCGCGTGCTGTCCAACTCGCTGACCAAATCCACCAAATTCTGTGATTTGATAGCCAAGTCCTTTCATATACTCAGCGACTGCCTTTGTTTCTGCTGGATTCTTTCCGGCGAAATGGTAGTGAATATTCGTTTCACTGGCATGAGACGGATCGTATCCAGCGAACCCCGGAATCCCATGAAGCATTTGGCGACCGCCAGTAAAACCGCCAACGTTTGCATAATTTCTACCTGTAAACGGCGTACCTAACCCTTCTCGTGCGGCGATTTGCTTTTTCTTCTCTAAGTCAATCTCAAGGTCATAGCGATGTTTCGCCATCGCAAGCCGGTAGTCTTCAACCTTGATTGCGTAGTCGCCAATCTGCCTTTCAATCTGAAGTTTTGCCCGTGAGACATCACGAGCGAACTCTTCACGCTGAATCGCCATTTGCGAAACGCGATCTTCGACTTGCAGCTTGTAGCGGCTTGTCTCTTGATCAATCTGCTGAAGTTGAAGCTTTAACTGCTTCTCGTTTTGCTGTAGATCAGCCTCACCTTCAGCCCTAATGCGCAAATACTGCCTAGCGGCTTCGACAACACTCTGAGCTACTGGATCAAGCCCGGTAGAGGCTTTTTGTAGCTGCAGGTCAAAAGCTTCAATCGCATTCTGCTGGCGCTTGCGATCATTCTCGATGAGCTTTTGCTCAAGCTCTTGTCGCTTGCCAAAAATCTGATCTTCAATCGAGCGACGAAACTCAATGGCTTCTCGCTCCATGTCGGCACTGCGCCTGCGCAAGCCGTAAACAGTATCTTCAATTCCAAGGCGAAGATCCTGAGCGCTGCGCTCAACGTCAATGCCTTGCTGGCGAAGTGATCGAATTTTTTCTGCAGTTTCAATTGATTTATTTAGGCTGATTTCTTCTTGCGCTAAGTCTCTCTTGCTTTGATTTAGCTGCTGAGGTGCAATTCTGTTAAGAATCCCCTCTGCTCCCTTCGTATAATCAGGACCAGTAAATTTTTTCACTTCCTGCTGAAAAGCTTTTCTTTGCTCTGGCGTAAGCTGAGAGATTCTTTCACCAAGTCCAACCATTTTATTTGACTCAATTTTTGCTCCAGCAACTTTTGCAAGCAATTCGAGAAAATCGCCTATTGGGCCAGCCACGAGGGCTTGCATTTGATAATTAAGCTCAGACCATCTTTTGCCCAACAACGAAGCCGAGTCGCCAAGCTCCATAAGGTCATTGGCGCCCTGAACACCAACAACTTCAACTATTCGTGACTGGATCTTTGCTGCAGCTTCTACAGTTCTGCCAGATTCAATCAATTTAGAAATATAGTATTCCTGCTGACGACTAGCGAATAAACCGGCTTCTTTTAATTTTTCAAAACTTTCAATTGGGTAATTAAGAGCCTTGCCGGTGTCTTGAGCTGCCTGACTAAGCGTATCAAGTGCAACACCAAGCGCAGTGCCAACCAGCGACAAGCCAAAACCAAAGCCGCCACCAGCAAAGCCACCAGCAGCGCCACCGACGCCGCCACCAACGGCGGCTCCAAGCCCTTGCCCAAAAAGCAATGGGAAGGCGCCACCAATTAGACCTTCACTCGTGGCTCGACGAATTGATTCTTGCCTTGCTCGTCCTTGTTCAATCCTTCGACGCCGATCCGCCTGGAGGGTTGCAGGATCAAAAACTCCAGCAGATACCCTTTCGCGTGGCGTCATCGCAGAAACTGGGCGTTGCCGTAACTCTTTATTGCGCTCACGAATAATCTGAATAGAGCGCTGCAGTTCTGCATTTTCTTCTTGTTGAATTTGCAGCGAACGACCCTTATCGTTAATTGTGCGACGCTCAAGCTGACCAATCGTGGCGGCAAAGCCCTGCTGCTTTGACATTGCCTGAAGAATCTCTTGCTGAAGTTGGGCAACTTTTGCTGCCGTGTTCAGCATTTCTCTGTAGGCAGGTTGAGCCGTTGCCGTTCTGCCGCCAGGGAAAAGCTCTCCGCCTGCTGGAACTTGAGCAAGTGAATATTGGCCACCCGTCAAGAACGCAGATCTCTGTCTTGCTATTTCTGCGCTTGCTTGACCTTGTTGCGCTATACGCCCTCGCTCTACTGATTGGCGAATAAAGCGTCGAGTGCTCGATTCTCCCTCCGCTCGAAGCTGATTTGCTTCCCTGAGGTAATCCGCAATTGTTTTCGCTTCGTCTGCTGCTTGGCCTAAGCCTTCGGCAAACATCAATGACGTTTGCGCTGCCTCTTGCGTGCGCTGCGCCATTGTTCCAGCAGCAGTGGCAAGGAACTCTGGGTTAGTGATTTCACGGGCGCCGCCACCAAGGAAAGCACCGCCACGGCCGCGACGAACCTGGCCCTTAAAAGCAGTCTGTCCTGCAGCGGGCAAGGCAGGAAGAGATTCAATTTTTCGCCCAACAGCATCAAGGCCAGAACGTGATGCGTCAAGCACTATATTCATTTCAGATGCTTTATTGATAACAGATTCAAATAAATTTGTCTGCCGATCAAGTGTTAGTTTGATATTTTCGCCAAATTTTGATTCTCCAAATTTTTTGCCAGCAAGAAAAACAGCTTCTCCTGCAGTTTTCATGGCAGGAGCAAAAGCTAAGGCGGCGACTGACGCCAAACCGAGAGAGCCTGGAATATTTCCAAGGGCTGAAAGCATGTCACCGATCAAGCCAGGGACACCGCCAAGCGCATTGTTGATCGCCCCGCCAATAGCGCTAGCAGCTTGCGTAGCTGGACCTTGCAGCATTCCGAGGTCAATACTTCCAGTCGCTTGCTGCACTGCTGCATAGGCGCCACCAAGGCCAAGTGCGCCAAGTCCAACGCCACCCCTTATGGCAGCATTCTTGGCGCCTTTTGCAATTTGTGAACCTTTCCCAAAGGTTAAAGCATCAAAGGTTGCGCCAGTTGCTTTCTGCGCAAGCCCTCCAATTGTTTTAATTGTTTGCTGAATTTCACGTCTTGCCTGCTGCTGTTGTTTTGCATACTCCTGTGCGGCGCTTCTTCTTTTGCTTGCAAGTCTTTCTTCAGCTTCGATAATCGCCTTTGCGTTTTTCAACTGCTCACGACCAAGCCTCGGATCGGCAAAGGCGAGAAATGTTCCCTCCTTTGTCCTTTCTTTCACAAGATTCCTCTCCGCCGCATTTAACTTTCTTGCTAGTTCTTCGTTTGCGCCGAGCGCTTTAGCTCGCTCCCTAAGTAATTCAACCTGCCTTGCATATTCAGAAGACTGTTCTTTTAGTAAATCGGCATTAACCCCAGTATTTTTAGTTCCAGCAAGCGCTCTATTCCATTCTCGCTGATCTTCCACGAGAGCGCTTAGCTCGTTCCTTAACTGGGAAATAATTTGAACATCTTGAAGCTTAAAAGCTTTATTTAGGGACGCAGATATTGCATCAAACTGCTCTTTTACTTCTTTTAATTTTCCTTTTGTTTGATCCAAGCCTTTTGTTTCTGCTTCAAAAGCTCTGGATAAACGAGCCGTTCTTGAGCGCTCTCTTCTTAGCTGCGATTCAAGAATTATAGTTCTTTTGATTTCACTGTTACTAGCTTGAATTTCTTTCGTTTGATCTTTTACTGCAGATGCAGCTTTTCCGATTTCAGATAAAGCATTTAGATATGTCTTGATTCCAGAAGCACGACCAAAAAGCCCCCGCTCAAACTGATCCTGAATTGCGCCAGCAGTATCTTCAATATTTTCCAGCTTTTTCTGAAGCTTGTCAATTTCAGACGAACCCTTGAGGATTAGCTGAATTTGAGCTTCAATGCTAGCCACGTTGTTCGACCTAGACTTGCTGGCAGTCTACTCAGACACGAAAAAGCCGCCCCGAGAGGCGGCTATCGACGAGCCTGACGCTTAATTTTTTCCATTTCTTTCTCCTGCCGTCTATTTTTAATAGAAAAATAAGCGGCCCAGAGGGCAAACTCTTCATCAGTTACTTTGTTTTTTAATTCAAACAAAGTACAATGCAAAGTTTCTGCGAGAGAAAGCTGAAAGTAAAGTCTATTGTCAGACTCAAGTTCTTGTTCAATCGCTTTTGGAGTCGGGCTCTACATCCTCCGAGCCACGAGGGCGAAGAACACAAAGAATTAGTTTCTGCACATCTTCGTCTTCTACTTCCCTGCGCAGAACAGCAGCATCTCCAGACTTAAACAGTCGTTCGCCGTTTTCGTCGAGGGCTTTAGAAATCAATAACTGCATTGCAAAGTCATTTGCGTTGTCAGATTTTGCGTCTTTTTGAGCCTTTTCACGCTCAGCCGCTGTCAAGGGTGTGGCGTAAAATACGAACTCACTGCCATCAACAAGCTCGACAACTTGCTTGATCGGCTCAAAATTAGACGCCTTGCGCAGGCGGTCAATTGCCCTCATGGGAGAAGCCTGGGTGGGTGTGGCGGCCATAGAAAAAACCGTGGTCAGTTGGGATCATAGATCAAATGTGTCTTTATTGCAATCAACGAGAGATCTCCTCAAAGTCCATAGAAGCGACAACTTGATCATCTGCTCCGTCAGAGGCAACGAGAAGAGTCAGCTCATACGCAGTAGAGGTAAACGAATCACGCTCTAGTTGAAACTTGAAT